AGAACCAGCTTCGCAAGAACCAGCTTCGCAAGAACCAGCTTCGCAAGAACCAGCTTCGCAAGAACCAGCTTCGCAAGAACCAGCTTCGCAAGAACCAGCTTCGCAAGAACCAGCTTCGCAAGAACCAGCTTCGCAAGAACCACCCTTATCTATTGATTCTAAAGAAGATTTGGATATATCCAAATTTAAATTAAAAGATCTCCCTGTTCAATTTTATAACACATTCAATAACACAACAGCTCGTCCGCGTGTAGATGGAAAAATATACAATATACAAATGAAAGAAATGCTTAAAAAATTATGTGAGAAGAGTGATTTTCAGAAATCTGAAAATATGTATATAATAGTTCCAATGTATAAAAAGAAACGCTATGCAGGTGCTCATAACGATTGTCAAGTGGGAATTACAGGAACACCTTATATGAAGGAACATGAAATAGACGCTATAATGCGTGAGACAAGCGAAGAGGTCGGAATGATATTAGATGAAAAACATTTAGAAGAGATACATAGATACGATAGTAAAACAAAAAACGAGCGAGAATTCACCGGTTATGCGATTCATATAAGCCACTGCTTTCCATTCCCTAAATTTTTAGAATATTCAAGAGTTGACGGTACAAATAGTCCTTTTCGTAAAGTTGGTATCTTTATTTACGGAAATGAAAATGAAATAAAACAATATTTAGCAAACAATATTAAATATAGACTTGACTCGGATGAAAAGGATTTAATTGACGGCGTTGCCGCAATTCCAATCACTGACGAATTTAAAGATTGGTTAAGTTTAAACTAAGATTCAATAAATTGATTTTTTATTGAATCTCTAACGGATAAATTATTCTTTACTCTTATCACAACTCTAATTATCACAACATGTCTATCTTAAAGATTACCGAGTTCACAACTGTCCACCGAGACAATGATGGTTCTATCTTGTTCAAGACTGATGAAATCGCTTTAATCAAACACGGGCAAATAAATCGTCCTAAAGGATTTGACACTTTCAAGACATTGGAAGAAAAACAAAAGACCAAATTTATGAAACTATATAATAAATACAAGTTCCCAGTGTCAATTATTCGACAAGCAAAGCATAAAGTAGATGCCGATAGTAATTATTCTGACTCTGATGATGAAAATGAATGCGATGGCTTTGAGATTTTAGAGATTATGAATCGTTGTTATTTAGGTCGTACTTACACCTCTCTAGAAGAATGGTTTAATACAGAGTTTCTTGATGAAGACGGGTCTTATTTTGAAGAAGACGATGTTGAAGAACATATAAAGATTGGTTATCGAAAGACTGTAGAGATGTTTGAAAATGAACATAATTGGGATTTTTTTGTTGATGCCAATGGCAGTGTTTGGATCTTTTCAGATTAAATATCTTGTTTCTCGTGTACTCGTATTTACATCAAATAAATTGAATTACTCAATATCTTGACTCTCGTCTTCACTTTCGATGTCATCTTCACTTCCACTCTCACTATAAACACCCATATCTTATTATCGTCAGACCTCAAAAACAAGCAACCATTCTCTACAAAGCGATAATCTAAATAATCTTCAATCTCTTCGTCTGAAAATCTTAATAATTTTTTCTGAATAAGTTTATGTCTGTATGCACCTTTTTTATTTATGATTTCGTTTTCAAAAAATCTTTACGGGTACCAAAGTATTTAAAATATTCAACACTCATATCTTTAAATAAGACAGTCCAGTTTATATTATCAGGTACTTTTCTTTCGTGTTTCCATTGTTGTATAACCGAAGCAGGAAATGCTCTATTTTTTGAAAGGTACGAACCAAAATTTTTAAGATCGACATCTTCTTCCTCTTTTAATTTACGTAAATTAGATACTTTGGTTCTTGATAAATTCCGTTTCATTTATATAATAAATTGATTTTTTATTTTAAACTACGAGGGTTAATTATTTCGTTTTATTTGCCTTCATTATGTGTATCACTTGTTTTCACGAATATGAATCTGACGAGACCAGTCTCGTTTGCTGTTCCGAAGTCAAAGTGCTCCCGCCAACAAACGAACTCCCCTTTCTCGAGTCTCTAAACTGTAGCAATACAATGGTCGATACTATCCCGTGTTATCCACGTCTCGAAGTTCTTAATTGTTCAAATACACGTGTATTTGAACTTCCAATCTTTCCACGTCTCACTGATGTTTATTGTAACAATACCCCGATTCGTGCTATTCCATCTTGCCCTCGTTTACGTTTTGTGTTTGCGCGTAATTGTCGTAGTCTCACTTCTCTTGGCGATTCTAGATTTACCCATTTGTCGGTGAGCGATTCTCTCTGGTTGATACCTTCACCGGAGAATATGGACTCGTTAATTAAAATTCAAGACTCGTTCCGACGAGCTCTTAAACGTCGAGAGTTTGCCAAACGACTGGTTCTGATTAAGCACGTCCCGTTTGATCTCGTGAATGTAATTATGAAAATGTAAATAAATAAATTGATTTATTTCCACAAGGGACTCTCTATTTTTAATTCACAATGTTACACTTAATTGTTAATCGAAAGTCTCTTAGTTGTAAACCAGACGCGTATCACATCGAAAAACATCAACTCAAGTCGATAATGACCGTATTTTACCAACAATTTATTATCACTGTGATATGTAACTGGGATCCTTGTATGGGAGAGCGACATCCACAAGAACCAACAAACAACTCTAAAAACAGATGGCTTGAACAAGTCTACCTTAAGAGCAAGATCAAGGTAGATATCAAACCACATGTTCGTAATCAGATAAGATCAACCACAATGGAGTATTATAATTCACACAAAGTAATACCGCTATCATATTCAAAACAGATAATTCTCGTCTTGTTTAATCAACGATGTAATGAGTTAAATTTATTCAAATAAATTGATTTTTTCCCACAAGACAGTTTGTTATTTTATATCTTTTACTTGTTACACTTCTTTTACTAATAATGAACAACACAACCACGTATATCATTAATCCTCTTACCCATCGTGTTATTAAAGTGGGTAAAGCTACTTGGAAATCACTGACTCCTGAACAGAGACTTGAAGGTCAGGAGATGTACAGACAAAAATACCTCTCTCAAGATCCAGAAAGAAAGGAGAGCGTATCTAACAGAGAGCTCGAAAAATGTCCTATTTGTACCGAAGAGGTTGTCAAGCACCAAAAGAACACTACCAAGTGTTGCAACCAACTTCTTTGCGAAAGCTGTCATGGTTCTCTTACAGCTAACAAGTGCCCCTACTGTAGAAACCCAAAACCTCTAGACCTTCCATTCACTGAGAAAAGAGAGCCCGAGACATTCAACGTAGAACCAAACCGTTCGATAATAAATGATGCGTCGATTGCATTTCTTGAAATCAGAGATAATAATGGCGGTACGATTCGTTTGTTTGTAAATCGAAATGTTGTCGGCACTGATTCGTTTCAAAATCTTATCAATGTCTATAGACATTGATAAGTGTTGTATTTTTCATGTTAACTCAATAAATTGCTATTAAATCATATCATTGGTCTTTCCATAAGACGAGGTAATCTCGTCTAGTTCTTCTCTATAATTATCATCAGTAATCATTTCATTTGCTAATAACGTATCGAGTTCTTTTACACGTTGTAAATAAATAAAGTGTTTAATATACCGATTCACGATATTATATAAATACTTTAGATTTTTATATCTCACACTCATATGTTTATATCATAAGAACCGGTAATATAACCATTCAAAATTGATAATAAGTGTTCGTAGTCACGTTTTTGAGCACTTTCAAAAACATTTTCATTTATTATTATCGATTCTATATATTGTACCGAAACTACCTATCTAGGTATAGAAGTATATACATTTTTTAATTCTTTTCCATCTTCAGGATACATCTTATTGAATGCTATGAAATTAGGTTCATTTTGATTATTAATAATAAGTTCAAGCTGTCGATTTATATCTGCATTTTTATTTTATATAAAATAAAAATATTTGCCCCCTTTCCAATTAACTCTTCGCTAACCTTGCCAGCTCATATCTCATCTTCCCATCTGAATATTGTCCAAAATCTATGCTATGACTAGTAGCGAATTTATTTTCACCATTTTCTATTGTCATGTTAAGTTGATGATCAACTTTATTACTTTCGACCTTGACATCGCTGTTTTTCTTGGTATAATCCTCGTTATTAACAACTTTATTATCTACAAATTTGTGATAAATATCATCCGGTATAAGAGGTGTAGCTGAAAAGAGTTCGTCATAAGATCTTGAAATCCATTCTAAATATTCACCTGCATTCACTCTATCCTCTTTATTTAGACTCAATTGTCTGTTTATATTGTTTTGGAGAGAGGAATATTTAGCTGCGATTGTTTTATACAGAGCTGCCTTTTCGCCAAACTCTGAAAATTTAATCACGGCAGATATAACACCACTCATAAATGAAAATACTGTTACAAACATTCCTGTAGTTTGAGATTCAGAAAATACCGATAGAATACCAGAGAGAGGTCCTATAACAATCGATATATACATTAATACATTATATTTCATTTCATTTCGTTTAGAAGTTGCTATACTCATCCATTTATAGGAAATACATGTTTTATGAATTTGAGAGAGAACGCTCTCTATATTTTCAGTCCAAACTGAAGTTGTTGTATGAAATTCACTCATCACTTTATTTAAAAAATCGTTTCCTATAAGAGACAAATCAAATGATGTGCTCACATGTGTACGCGCAAGTGTATCCAAACAACATATGTCCTAACAGGTGCCGTGACGGAGTCCCTAACGGAGTCCCTAACGGAGTCCCTGACAAGTGTGCTAACGGGTGCTGTCAGATTCAAATTGGAACTTATATACCTCCAGAGGAGAAACGGCAATATTATCATGGTAGTTATCGTAAAGCTGGTGTTTTTATTTTCGATCCAATACAAAAGAGAACCCTTTTTGTACAGTCAAGAGGAAATTTATGGGGACCGCCAAAGGGGACATTAGAAAACGAAACAAGTGTCGAATGTGCGGTAAGAGAGGTTAAAGAAGAAACAGGTCTGGATGTTAATCCCAGAGATTTTCAAAAAGCCATAAGAATAAAAAACAAGGCTATTTATTATTATCTTGAACGAAATGCCGAAGAGGTAGAAATTCAGGCATTAAAAAATAATGATGCAAGTGGTATCACTTGGATTAAAATAGATTGTATCAGTGATTGTGTAAAGAGTGGAAAAATAAATCTAAATCAACATTGTAAAATCGTATTAAAAAAATTTATTGGACTAGACCTTTTCGTAAATAAAGAACGGTGAGAATAAAAAAGAAAAATACCAAAATAAGAACAAATTCTTTTTTATAATCATCGCTTTGATATTGTTCTTTTACATCTTGCGGTTTGGTTTCGGTGGTTTGTAAATTATCTTGTTTATTATTCCATTTTCCAGGCAAGTTAAGAGTAACTACACCCCCTTCTCTAGGATACCCATTCCAGTATGTATTCAATACGACTACATAATAACCAGTTTGAGAGAAGAAGTCTGGGCGATAGTTTGGAAAGTTCTTGCTGGATTTGACAAATCCGTCAAACGTATTTTCGCCTATTTTAACCTCAATTATCGTATCTATCATACAATCCAATTCATCGCCTTTTGGTTTGATATAGACCATAGGTTTAGGTTGTGTTTCATTATTTAAAATAACAGCGTCCCATCGATATATTTTATAATCAGACATTTTATTATAAAATATATTAAAGATATTGGCTTTTTTTTGTAAATGTCAATACAAGCGTGTGTCATTGAAATCAAAGCCATTAGACTCGAGCTTCAAAGCTTAAATGAACGTCGCAAAACTCTTAAAAATCGTGAAAAGCAATTAGAAAATGAGATTAAGAATTATCTTAAAGAGAGAGAACAACCTGGAATTAAACATCAAGAGACAGTAATTGTTTTAGAAGAAAAGGAATGTAATTCGTCTAAAAAGGTCAAAGAGCAAGAACAAGATGCTCTTGAAATTCTTCAAAAGTATGGTATTAGGGATCCAAATACAGTCCTGAGAGAACTAAATGCTGCTAGAAAAGGACCAAAAGTCTTAAAAGAGAAGCTAAAGATATCTAAAATTAAAAATAAACAATAATAGAGAATGCTTATCGGTTTAGTCGGAGAGATTGGAAGTGGTAAAACCACAATTGCCAATTATATTATGGAAAAATACGGGTTTAAAGAATATAGCTTTGCAGCTCCGCTAAAAGAAATTGGTGCGATATTCGGTTTTTCAAAAGAACAGCTTTATGGAACGCAGAGTCAAAAGTTAGAAATTCACCCTCATTGGGGGGTATCGGCTCGTGCTTTTCTACAAAAGGTGGGTACTGAATTATTTAGAGGCTCGCTGTCCGATGTACTACCAGAAATGAAATGCGAAGATACGGTATGGATTGAGTTATTCAAGATTAAATACAAAAATGAACCAGGTAATTATGTAGTTTCAGATGTTCGATTTTTAGACGAGGCACTCGCTATTAAAAAGTTAGGAGGGGTAATTATCACACTCAGGAGAACAAATTTAGTGTCTTCTGAATCTGGAATTGAACATAACCATCCTTCCGAACAGCAAATAGGGAAAATTAAATATGATTATTTTATAGATAACGATAGACTTTCACTGGAAAAGGCAAAGATGAAAATTGATTCTATCTTGGAACTTTTATGATAAATATGCTTATCTAAATTGAATATATATAAAAACAGGATGCTTAAAAATGATATGACGACTACTACATATCATTTTCAAAAAAAGCCAGACTATTATAGTTCAGCTGAAATATGTTTATTAAATGAAAAGAAGAGGGAGAATACTAATCCGCGATATAAATTCTTTACACAAACGCATTTTACAGCAGGTGATGTAGAGCAATTTGAACATTATCGTGATAAGAGCAACGGGGTTAGTTTGAATGAAACAGACTATAAGAACGAAAGTCCTATTAAGATGCCTAGTTTAAATTGGGAAAAGTATCAAAATCTTGATTACTCTTCTGTTGATAATACATTCAATTACATCTTTCACAAATTTAAAAAAGGAATCTTTATCAAGATCAAGAATGGCGAACTGAGAACATTTCTACCATTCAGTAAAAAGAACTTTGTAAATGAATGGTCTAATCTAATCAAGATTGACCCCAAGTTTCGTGATTTGACCGATTTCCTCGGATACGTACAAAGAAACGAAGGACGCAATTTTAACCCCAAAAATGTAAACAGATTTATAGATAGTTGGTATGCGAATAACTGCCTTTTCAGATGGGAATTTCCTATTAACGAAGGAGATACTGGTGTTTGTATAGCATCAGACATGTTTAAAACTCTCTGTTTGGAGAGAAAAGTGTGCGATATTGAATTTTTTGTAAATAGGAGAGATTTTCCACTTTTGAAAAGAAATGGGACAGAAGCATATGAACATATTTTCGGGGATAATCATCCTTTAGTCTCTCACGATTATAAGACATATGCCCCAATCTTGTCGATGGTGTCAACCAGTGAACACGCAGATATTCCTATCCCGACAGGAGATGATTGGGCGAGAGTATGTAGAGAAGAAGGGAAATTCTTTCCCAAGACAGCTAAAAGAGATTATCAAATGAATGGAGCACCATGGGAGACTAAAAAGCCTGTCGCGGTCTTTAGAGGAGGTTCAACTGGCGCTGGAACCACAATTGAAACAAATCCTCGTTTAAAATTGGCATATCTATCAAAAATCACTCCTAAAGACAGAGACGGACTACCTCTTTTAGATGCCGGAATAACAGAATGGAACTTGCGACCTAGAAAAAATAAACATAGCCCTTATTTACAAACAATAGACCCTCGTTCTATGCCTTTTACTCTTGTTAATCGTTTAACACCTAATGAGCAGACGTCTTATAAATATCTAATCAATGTCGATGGGCATGTATCTGCGTTTCGTTTAGGTTTAGAACTAGGATCGGGTTGTTGTATTTTACTTGTTACTTCAAAATACAAGATTTGGTTTCGTCATCTATTAAAACCGTTTGTACATTATATACCGGTCAATGGCGATTTATCCGATTTAGTAGAGAAAATTAAATGGTGTAAAGCAAACGATAACAAGTGTAAAGAGATTGCTGAGAACGCGGTGGAATTTTACAAGAGGTATTTAACCAAGGACGGAATTCTCGATTATCTTCAACAATTACTATATAATCTAAAAGTGATAAACGGCGATTACTTTTACAATATTCGTCCAGTTCTCGCTATTATCAGAGATAGGGAACTTGAGCAATTACAGATTTTAACAGACATATTGCCAGTAACGGCCCTTACTGGAACCCAGTATAAACGAGATTATGGTACATTTAAAGCAATTCAATCACTGTCATTTGACACTTTTCTTTCTGAAAGCGAAGTTATATTCAATAATAACAATACTCAAATTACAAAATTTAAAATAGGCGAACAAGTCTTCATCTATAAAAAAAGCTCAAAAGATCTAATACACGAAGCATTCGTTTCGCTATTTGGTACAAATCAACTTCTCAAACAAATACCAAACTTCTCTTTCATATTTAAATATGTAGATAGTGGAATTGTTTCGGAATTTATCGAGGGGACTACTCTTTTTGACTATATCAATAGTGAACAATTTAATATGGACGAATTTATATGGATTCTACTTCAACTTTGTCTATCACTTCATTGTGCTCAGCGGACTTGTATGTTTGTTCACCACGATTTGACCCCGTGGAATGTTATGATTAAAAGGTTATCTTCGCCTACAATAATAGACTATGCTATCCAAGCAGGCACTATATACAGAATAAAAACAAGTGTAATTCCTATTATCATCGATATGAATAGTTCGCATATTTGTTATGATAACTTTCATTATGGCAAGATTAAACCATTCTCTTTCAGCTCAATTCAAGATATACTATCTATTCTTAGTACAAGTGTATTTGCTATCGCAAAAAGAACAATAAATAGAAAGGATGCATCGGAACTTATTCGATTAGCCAATTTCATTTCAGGAACAAAATACAAGAATCGCCCTTTTGTTTATTCTGGAAGTGACGGACTAAGTGATGTGCGTTACTTTTTCGGCAAGACAAAAAAATATAGTGAACTAATATATTCGGATAAATACGATTTGGAAGAGAAGACACCGCTTCAGTTTATTCAATATATTAGAGAAAATTTCAAATTGTCTAACGAGATAAAAACGTCTAATACACTTCAGTATCATCTAAATTATACTAATTGTGATAAACTTTTAGGGAGAAAGATTGAGATTTGTAAAGAGAATCTTGGCGACCTTTATGAACAGATTAAGAATCCTAAATTACAAGAGAAATTAGAAAGGATGATTAAAGAACTACCAGACCCGATCGTGTTAGACGACGAGATACATTTCGATATTGACACTTTTAATAATCCAGGAGAGTTGCTGTTCATTATGGAAAAACACGAATTTATAAAATCAGAGTTTGTAGATGACGTTTTTATTGAAAAATACTTTCCATATTATAATATGGATTATAAAACACGTAAATATATTACTGATATAAATACGCTTTATATTATAGCTTCAGATGTTAGTTTAGCAAATCTAACCGCAAAGACCTGTAAAGAAAAACTGTTTAAAAAGATTATTGAGCTTAAAAAGATGTATATTGAATAAAAATGAGTTCATCAAAAGGAAAACTTGTATTAAAGAGACATAAAAAGACTGACAAACTATATCATCCTGAAAGCAGCCTTGTATTTAAATCAGCAACTGAAAAGCTGGTTATAGGGCGAATGGACGGTGACGAGTTTATAAGTCTCGATGATGAAACACTTGATTTGTGTGAGAAGCATCAGTTTAAATATGATGAAAGTCTTGTAGAAACGGTAAGTGAAAATGAACAAGTTAGCGACGTAGTAAACGACGTAGTAAACGACGTAGTAAACGACGTAGTAAACGACGTAGTAAACGAAACGGTAAACGAACAAAAAAGTGAAAAAGAATACAATGTTGTACAGTCAGAGAATACCGAAGAGAACATAGAAAAGAAACACCAAGTAATTGAAAGTTTAGAAGAGAATCAAAGGGAAATCTCCAACAATGAAGAACAACTAGAGTTCGGATCTCTTATTTTACGAATTACCACTTTGTTTAAGAATACAGAAAATACTTTAAAAGAAACACAAAGTGCTGTTAATAAATACGAAGAGCTTCTTAAACAATCAGAAGCTAAAGCGGCAGAGACGGAAGTCCAATTAACAGCTACAAAAAAAGAACTAGAAGAAACAAAACGCAAACTTAAAGGAGTGCTGTCTGCTATGCAAGATAGTTTATAAAACAATATATTGTTTTATAAAGTCTAAAAAATAATAAAATAAATGGAAAACGACGAAGAGATTAAAGTTACAATTCGTACAGGAACTAGCACAAATCCACCGGTTTTAAATCAAGTTCAACAAGATGACATTGTATACGAAGTGGAGCTTGTGTTTGACATTATAGAATGGCCTGTGGAACATAAACATATGAATACAAGAAGCAACGCTCGTTCGCTACTATCTCTTAATTGTGAAAAATATACTACTCCAAGAAGAGAAACTAGATGCAGTATCTGTTTATCGGATTTTAAAGAAGGGGATAATGTATCTGTTCTACCTAAATGTAAACATACATTTCATTACGACTGTCTTGCAGATTGGATAAAACTAAAAAATAACTGTCCTTTATGTAGATTAAAAATTTAAGTCGTATAATAAATGAATGTAAATTTAGTCGCTGGTTCTATAGTTAATACAATTAATAATTTGAGAATACGTTCCAATTCTGTAATTATTTATGATATAGATCGCACACTCCTTCATGATAATGGTAAACCAATCGTACCAATTGTTTGGACTTATAATTACGCGTTATGTAAGGGATTAAGACCGGTAATTATCACAGCTAGGGAAGGTTCTCAAGAGAATATAGAAAAAACAAAAACTCAATTATATGATAGCGGGATTAGAGGATACAAGAACATGTATTTTAGACCAAGAGAAATACAAGACGTGGCTAAATATAAATATTTAGCCAGAAAAGATATATTTGAAAAAGGCGATGAGGCTCTTATCTCGGTGGGTGATATGGATTGGGATATAGGATTGTATGGAGGATTCGGTTTCAAGATTGATTATTAGAAAAAGTAATTATATAAATATGCTTTTGCTGCCACGCGATCTTTTTAATGAGATTGGAACTTATCTAGGTGTCTCCGATCTTGTACATTTACAAAACACATCTAAAGAAATGATGAAAATAAAATTCAAATACTTTACATTTTGGACAGATACAATCTATAAAGATTGCCAAGGAAATAGCACGATTCAAAGAAGCTATCTCTTAACAAATGGGAGTAATAGAGAACTCCCTTCTCAAATAAAACAAGGTTATGTAGAAATTAAACTTTATAGAGGACGGTCTCTGTATCATTTCATTATTTGTCAGAATATATATCGTCCAGAACAAGATATATTAGATTATCTTAAACAATCAGATCCTAAAAAGACTACCAAAAAGATTTATCAGAGTAATCGATTTTACAATTTGGCCTATTGTCAACCAAGATATTCTTAACAATAGAGTGGATTCTCATAGTCCCAATTCTTCATTATCAATAAATTTAGTAGAAAATATGTTGGGGTTAAAATGTAAAACAACAAAACCGAATGCTGATTTAGCTCTTATTGTACCATTCACAAAATCATAACCCTTGCCATCTTCCCTTTTCACAAAAGGATCTAAATCTGTACCTCCTGAACCACATACAATTATCATCGTTTTAGATTTTGGATGCAAGTCTTTTATTACCTGTTGATTGTGCTCATCGGCACATATATATAAATCTGGATTTACATTTCTAATAAATTCAGCTAATTCTTGTCTATATACTGGATGTTTCTTTTTCTTATGACCATTGGCGTGATAAGGGATATGTCCCACAATAACATTATATTTAGCACCCACATTTGCTATTTGTTCTCTTATCCAATTTTTTTGTGTTTCTTTTTGTTCTATGGTAAAATCTACACCGCTACAATCTTTAGCCTCATCATCAAACATGTTGGTATCCATTACAATAAAATTAATCTTGTAACTTTTCAGACTATAAACAACATTATAATATAGAGCTGGAAAGTTCCACAATGGATTGTCGTAATTAAATTGTTTGTTTAAAACAGTACAATCCTCAATATCATGATTACCTATACCGATAAAGAATCTTTGAATACCACTTCTCGCGAAGCAATTTTCAAAACCATCACGTAATTGTCTCTCCATATCGTAACCTGTTTTTACCTCTTCCTTTTCATCGGCATCCAGCTTTTTAAGAAGATCGTATACATTATCACCGGCTAAAAACATATCATATAGGGGGGTTTCCGGAAATTCTGGTATTTCAACTGAATATTCATGTACATATTTTAATAATTTAGAGACCAAACCCTGTCCTCTTTTGACTTCGGTTCTCTCTCCTTTTTTATCCTTAATGTAAATCCCGTCATTACAATAAACTCCCCAGCAACCTACCGCTGCTACTTGAAAATAATCACTTTCTATATTAATTTCAACCGTTCTATTTTCAGTTAAACAGTTTTCATAAGTAGAGCAATCTCTAATAACTCTAGACATTTATAATAAACAAGGTTATTATAATTAATTTATCTTATAATAATTTATCTCTTTGTAATTTAATTAGCAGTAATATTAGAAGGATTGCGAGTATACAGATTATAACAATTACTAGAGCGAGCGAATTGTGTTGATTCTCAGAGTTGGATGAGTTGGCAATTTGAGGTATTGTATACAATAAAGGATTAGAATCAACTCTGATTTTTGATTGCACCAATGTTTGACTCGTACATGTTATATCATACCAATTGAAGGCGATTCATTTGAGTTTTTAGTTAGTTTTCCAATAAATAGAATAAGACAAATTATCAGAGTGTGTAATAAATAGGGTACAAACCTTCGTCTTTAGAGAATTTTGCTTTGTATAGGGCAAAGGACTGTAACTTTTAAAGAATCTAATTTTTTCAAAAATTCATATTGCGAAGGTATATGAACACTCTCTACATGATCATTGTGAATAGTACTAGAAATATCTGTATTAGGACAGAAAAGAAAGGGAGTAACTGTATAAGAATTTAACATTGACGGAATCCAAATATCCGCTACCCCAGATAGCGGATATTGTCCTTTTTTACTAATATAATAGGGTTGGCCTAGTGTATTTAATAATTTTTCCATCCCTCTTCTATTTATAACATATGCAATTGCGCCCCAATTAGATTGTTCGTATTTATGATATTGTACACCATTAGTAATTTTAGAAATTATATTAACATTACCTGTAAATAATTGTAATAATTCCCAATCTTTAGGACCATTCTCTACAATATATTCTAACCCTTTTGAAAATTTAAAAGGATAAACTTCTACGTCATCTTCGCATATTAAAGCAACATCGCAACCATCTGTGTATGCTGTCGTAATTGCTTTAATATGCGAAAGACAGCATCCTATCTCTCGACCCGACATTCGATAATCGGTTTTAAAATAAACACCATCTATATTTCCTTTAATAGGGTTTTTCTTGGCCGTAGTAGACTTATTTGTAGATTTTAATTGTTCGTAATGTATATTAGCGCCATTTATACCCTGTACACGTTTGATATCATCTCCGATAAGTGAAAAATCATCTTCTGTTTTTTTTCTTCGTTCTATATCCTTGTCCATATTAATAAAATATATTTTAATTCCAGTCTTTTGATATTTGGCTGGATGTAATAAAAACTTTTCTGTTAGAGTAAATACCAATTCGCGTAAGTTCCTTTTAGGAGGTGGAGAACGAATACGACAGTTGCTAATTCTGAAAGCCATTTATAGTTATAAAATAATAAATAAAATGGAAAAATCAAAGACTATTATTAAATTTTCAGCTTATTGGTGTGGTCCTTGTAAAAAAATTGCACCGCTGTTTCATAAACTTTCAGAAGAATACAAAGATATCGAATTCAAAGATATAGATATTGAAAAAGACGACGAGTTAGCTAACAAATACAATATTCAAGCTCTTCCTACGTTTCTGTTTTTAGAAAATGGTCATGAGCATGATCGATTGTGTGGAGCTAACGAAGTCGAGCTAAACAAAAAAGTTAAAACATTTAACAATCAATAAGTTTATAAAAAATATTTTTTATAAACTGTAAACTAATTATTTTTAAGGGAAAGCAGAAACTTCAACAGTATTTTGACCTTGAGAAAGGAATGAACGCATACTGTTTGTAAGATTAGTATTTTGATCGCGAAGATTCACACCTCCAAAAGTAGCTTTAGTACCACCAGTAGAACTCAACATAAGTTGCATTAATTGAGCGTTAGATTCACCGTCGCCATTCAACACTTGCATAGCACCGGCTCTTAAATCAGTGTTAAGAGTAGGATACACGCTGAACCAACCCGATTGACAAGGAGTAATTGGCAAGTCACCACGAATAAAATCCGCACCTTGAACATTTCTACTCTTCATATTGACGGTATGAAGGTCGTTAACAACGACTACTTGTTCTTCATTGCCGTCTGCATCGGTAGTAGTCATAGTACCAATTGGAAGAATACTATCATCATAAGCATCGGTACAAGGGCTCGAAACTACAGGGGCGGGGTTGCCATTACCATCGGTTAGTGTATTATACACATCATTATAATTACCGTTAGTATAACCAGCAGGTAGAGCGTAATCATTATTTTTATTCAAGTTTTGAACATTTTGATTCTGTCTATTACAGCTTAAACCTGGTTCTGCATCGGAATAATTTTCCTTGGTAACGTTCTTTTTAGCCATCTTGCCAAATTCAAGAGGGTGACTAGGAACGCCTTGGTGTTCACGAGAAGGCATGTTATATCGAATATTAGCACCGTATTGAAGATTACCGCTCATTCTAGGAGAGATCATTGCTTGAAATGAAGGATTTGAAACAAAGCGACTGCTGTGACCCATCATATCAGCCGATTGACTGAATGCTCTGGGATTGAAAAAATTACCGCCTAAAGCAGTTTTTTGACCACGAGCATTCATAGCAGCTGGAACCGCTGCAGCGCTAAATTGGATACTATTCCACCAATTTTCTACAACAGGGCTGGCCATGTCTGATTTAGAGATTGCGAGAACCGCAATGATTGAACCGATCAATGTCAATAAAAATTTACCATTCAACATTTATTATAAATAAAAAATAAAATAATTTTAATTTAAACCGAAATTTTATCCTTATTAAAAATGTGCGGAATTCTGGCTGTGTTTTCAAATTCGATACCAAAAAATAAAGAGGCGATTTTACAAAGTAGTTTAGAATTGGCAAAGAGAGGGCCTGATGGATTTAATATTGTAACTTCTGACAAGGGGGTTTACGTTTTTCATCGTTTGGCTATTAATGACCTCTCAACTGATGGAAATCAGCCAATGATTTCTGGCGACGTATTAATGATGTGTAACGGTGAGATTTATAATTATAAAGAGTTGATTAGTGAATTCGGTCTCGAATGTAAATCAAAGAGCGATTGTGAAGTAATTTTAAGATTATATGAAAAGATCGGTTTTAGTGAAACAGTTAAAAAGTTATACGGAGTTTATGCCATCGTATTAGTTGATGGTGATAATGTTTATATAGCTAGAGATAGAATTGGGGTTAGACCACTCTATTTCGGTTTTACCAATAAAAGGATGATAGGAGAATGCGCCTTATCTGTAGCATCTATTCCTAACTGTCTTGTTGATTTTTGTGACCATGTAGAGCCTGTTATACCTGGTTCAGTAATAGTTTATAATAAAACACAAAGACAAATTATAGACACAAGTATTTCTACTATACATCTCCCACAAATACGTTTAGAAGAAAATATCGAGTCCAAGATTAAAGAAATATTGATTGAAGCTGTTCGTTGTAGACTTGTAGCTGATAGACCAATAGGCTGTTTACTTTCAGGTGGATTAGATAGTAGCTTAGTCGCATCTATCTTAGTTTCGTTAATTGGTAAAGAAAATGTTCGCACTTATTCTATTGGAATGGAGGGAGCCACAGATTTACATTACGCTAAAAAAATGGCAGCATTTTTAGGTACCAAACATACAGAAGTAGTATTTACCCCAGAAGAAGGTTTCGCCATTATCCCAAGTGTCATTAGAGCTTTGGGAAGCTATGACATTACAACCGTAAGAGCTAGCGTCGGAATGTATTTAATCTCTAAATACATTTCAAAACATAGCGACGATAAGGTTATATTTTCAGGTGAAGGTTCGGATGAACTTTTACAGGGTTATCTTTATTTTCACAATGCTCCGAGTGCTGAAGATGGTGAATGGGAGAGTTTAAGACTTGTTAAAAATCTTCACATGTATGATGTGTTAAGAGCTGATAGGTGTATTTCAGCAAATGGGTTAGAACCACGAGTTCCTTTTCTTGACAAGCGATTTGTTGATCTAACACTTTCACTAAGAACAGAAGATAAAGTTCCACGGAGCGGTTACGAAAAATATATCCTTAGAAAAGCATTTCAAGGATATATTCCAGATGAAATATTATGGCGAAGAAAAGAGGGATTTTCAGACGGAGTTTCCAGCGTCAAGAAATCGTGGTATAACTATATAAGGGAAATGGTGAATCCTTACATTCCAGATTCACAATTTCAAAATAGTAAATTTCCCAGTAAAGAAGCTCAATACTATCGAATGTTATTTGATACAACATTCCCCAGATATACATATTTACAAATTCCTTATTGGATGCCTAAATGGTCGGATAGTAACGATCCTTCTGGTCGTTTGATTTCCGCTTATGACGAGAAAGTTTAATTTATACTATATAAATTAAACTTGTTTATATTTTTATTTTCTACCGACCATTCGTCTTGATTTCAATTTTCTTTTATAGATATCTTGTTCGGACAGATCTTGGTCTGTCTGTTTTTGTTCAAGATCGGTGGCAAGTCGCCAAGCCTGTTGAGCTTTTCTTTGAAGCTCGGCAACATCTCTTTGTTGCTGCCTTTGTATTTCTTGAGCTTTTCTTAGATTTGGATTGACGCGATGTCTACTCAAACCTATATTTTTTAATTGAAATCTATACATTTCCGAGTGTAATCGTTCTTTTTCTTTCTGTTCATCAATATATACTTGTATTCGTTTTTCTTCAGGAGCTACAAGTTGAGGTGGAGATTTAGATTCTTCTTCTTCTTCAATTTCCATCATATCTTCCTTAGATTCTTCTTCAATTTCCATCATATCTTTAACTTCGTCTTCAGGTCTTTGTAATACATATGCAAATCTGTCAAAAGTCTCACGATTAATAGCGGATAAAAATGTCTTTGATTTTCTATTTGACACAAGAGCATTACCCATATTATCAAAATTATCAACTGATAATATGAAAGATGCGTCTGGATTTTGAGTGTTAAATAATCGTGCGCGGTTCATATATTGTGCTACGCTAGACAGAATCTCGTAAGAATTTTTAAACATGGATCTGATATTAGGATTATTCAAACTTAAAATATATGATGTCGGTGGGTATGGTTCTCTCATAAGGGTTTCCAAAAGAGTACGTTCTATAGGATTTCTGAGAGGTAAGTTTGTAAACCACCCCAAAATCATTTGTTGTGCGTTTGGGACACGTTGATATATTCTAGCTAACATAATTAAAATCTTAATCATATCCCTAATTTCTACTATAAGATTATGGGGCGAGCCGTAATTATTATTAGCGGTTTTTGGATTATCTCCAAATTGTCTACAGTATGCATAATCAAAATCATAAATTAGAGGTATTTCGCTAGTTAATATATTATGTGATTCATTATTACGCCCATTATCAAATTGTAAATTTATATTAACATTATATGGCAATTTTTGTATAAATACATTACCCATATGTAAGTCATTATGAGTTACACCAGTTAAAAACATTGATCTACAAGCGAATAGTGTTTGAAACACAACAGGCAGGACTGTGTGTAAATTATTTTTACCAGGATCGACCCTGTTAATATATCCTTCTAATGTTTCGCCTGTAGACATTTCGGATAATATAAAATCATATGAAAATCTTCTGAATTCATTAAACTGTGGTTGTCTAAAGTAATTTTTTTCATCATCAGTAAGCGCGCTAGTTATAGCTGGTCTATTGACGGCTTTTGTTATCATATAAACATTTGAACGTTTGAATTGGAGCTCGCGATCTTCACCTACGGGTAAACTTTGTAACAAGTTATTTAACATTTGCTCATAAGTACAATTTCTGCCATACATGAGTCTATTAACAAAGTAAGGACATATGTTTGTTTCAATAAGATTTCGTTTAATATGTTCATAAATTTCACCCTCATATCTTAATCCTAATCTATCATTGATGGTACGATTTAAATAAAGATCCCAATTTGATGGATGGTGAACATCGGGCAGAACATTAGGCGATATAAATATCTTTAAAAAGACATTCTTTTTAACCTTTTCATTTCCAAAAAAAGAAAATCGTTGCATACTAGCTATCATAGTATCTGTGGGGGAAGCCGAATTAGATCTCAAACCTTGTAAACGTACGATACATTCTCCTACTTCGCACGGAGATCTTATCTGACATGGACGTGTAAACATTTATATTTATAAAAACGATAATTTTATTTATTTGATATTAGATAAGTCAAGATGGAACGATTGCCACTATTAAGATTTGATACGTTTTCGCATTTAATCATTCTACCGCTGCGCTTAAATTCATCCTTTAAATTACAATTCATTTTATAAGAGATTAAATCTATCTGTTTACAATCACGACCATTCGCGCAGCAATTTTTAATAACGATATCGATTATCTGTTTAACTTCATCTTCGGATTGTGTATTTTTACTTAAGCATAAGGCGAAACTACCTACTTTAGATACCTTGGATTCCATTCTAGAAGCTAAATTTACAGTCTCTCCAAAATAATCTATTAATTTATTTTTTTGGATATATAAATCCTTCTTTTGGACAGGACCATAGCACATGCCTATACGAATTTGAAGAGTGGTGATATCTTCCTCGTTTATTGTATCGTTACTAACGAATTGTTCTCTTGGTATATTCTTACACGTTCTTACATCGATATTCTCATATACCATTTTACAGGCAAAACTTATTGCAGATCCTATAGTATCAAACGAAATCATATATGCATCTCCGATTGTTTTAATGATTAAATGGTCTGCTTCCAAGGCTTTTTCAATATTCTCTCTATGTAAATCTAAAGCGGCACCCATTTTATCTCCAAATTTAGCCCACAACTTTGAAGATTTCTTTATATCTGTAAATAGGATACACTTTTCCATTTCGTAATTGGGATTTTTATCTAAACCATTCATTTATTTACTGGAGATTTTTATCTGTTCGACTATATATGTTTCTATTCTATTTACCGGAATTGTATATGGCACTTCGATTAACGTTATACCATTCTCTTTACACATTACCCGTTTGAGATAGTCGCGATATTTTTGATTTTGAAAAGCATCTCTTGTTCTATGAAAATAAGGGCTATATTTATAATGTTGAACTCCGTTATATTCAACAGCCAATTTAAGTTCGTCGTTATAACAATCAAGTTCTAGATTTTTACCTTCATCTAATGCTGGGTTTTTCAGAAAATCAGGTCTGGTCTTGCTAAATGGTTTCTTAAATAGCTTTTCCAGCACTCGACGGCATTCATTCTCACCCTTACTATCCTTTTTCTCGGTTTTGATATTTTTGCTTTTAGAAAGTGGTGGAATGTAATAATTTGTAGACCACGATCCTTTTTCACCAATACGAACGAGTGCCAATATCATTAATACAAAAATAGATACACATACTACAATCTCAAACCCGTATTTCTTCCAAATCTTTTTAATGTCTATTGCCATTTAAAATTAAGTAAAATTGATTTTCTTTCGAAAGAAAAAACGATATGTTATAATACAAGATGGAAAAATTTACCAAGTTTTTCATTGCCTTTCTAAAGGAAAATGATGCTCCTTTAGAAATTATTAAGAAATTCAAATCAAAAGAGATACAACAACAAATAACAACAATGTTTAACAACACTTTGTGTGATAAGAAAAGTGCCGAATCAAAACATGTTCCTTCGGAGAAGACTCCTTCGGAGAAGACTCCTTCGGAGAAGACTCCTTCGGAGAAGACTCCTTCGGAGAAGACTCCTTCGGAGAAGACTCCTTCGGAGAAGACTCCTTCGGAGAAGACTCCTTCGGAACCCAAAAAAAGTGGTAAAACGGCCTATCACTTTTTTTTAAGTGAAATGAAGGATGTAATTAAAAAAGATAAACCACAAATGAAATGGCCTGAAATAAGTTCAGAGATTGGACGTTTATGGAGAGAGGTGTATAACACACTTGAAAAACGCCAAAAATGGATTCGTATGGCGCTAAAAAAGAATCCGAGTGACGAAGAGAAAGAATCTAAGAAAGAATCTAAGAAAGAATCTAAGAAAGAATCTAAGAAAGAATCTAAGAAAGAATCTAAGAAAGAATCTAAGAAAGAGAAGGTGAAAAAAAGTTCGAAGAAGGTTAGATTCGATCTAGAAGGAAATACTTTTTATGATAATATACAGAAGAATGAAGAGATTATAGAGATTCAAACTTCCACGAATAGTCAATCGAGTATAGACAATGAAGATATTACAGATGACGCGCCGTTATCGACACGAGAACTATCACAAACACAGGAGTCTACACAAGACTCCGTAAAGGACTCCGTAAAGGACTCCGTACCTAAAGAAAAAGGAAGTAGACAAAAAACTCCGTTTATGTATTTTCGAAAAGACAAGATTAATTGTAATCTGCCATATAAGACAGTTGTTAAACGATGGCGGGAAGAATACAATTCAGATAAAAAGCGCCAGAAATGGATACAGTTAGCTAGTATCGAAAATGATTTTTTCATTCCTCCAGATTTAGAAACTGCTCGAACCAAATTAAAAAAGATACCAATTGATTCATCTTTTAATTTTGAATAAATAAAAATTTGTTATTAAAATAAATAATGAACATTGGAGTATTAAGCGTAGATACTAATAGAACAGTTAGAGATATTCAACTTCAGAACGATTTTAATTGTAACCGCAGAGTGGGCTATCCAGTTTCGATGGGTAGCGATATGGGTGTTTTGGGTACTGCTAACAATCGTACAGTAGCAGATATGAATTTACAATCAGCATTTTCTTGTCAAGGTCGTGTTAACCAAACTCAAAGACAACAAGCAAGAGCTAGAAATCTTTCTTGTACCGAAAGATACATTGATATTCCAAATCCTTATATTCGCAACTCGAATATAAAATTAAAAACTTTTCAATAATAAAATGAGCGATAACGTGGTCGTAATTGGAGAAGAAATCGAATTAAAGAAAGCCCCTACCCCTTATACTATAAATCGTAATGTTATAAAACATATGGTGAACGATATGGACCATCACCCATATACGAGATGGTTTAGAGGTGTTTATTACAGTTCAGAACCGATTGTAATGGAACGCGAAGCTGGTTGGAGACCCCAGAATAACGACTGTTACAATGTCAGGATGACTGTTAAAAAACGCCCCTTACTCTGTCCAGAGCCCGAACCTATAGACTATACAGTGGACGATTTACAAGACGGGGTCCCTTGTAAATGTATCGTAATGTATAGATAAATTAAATTGAAAAATTATGATTGGTTAAAGAGAAAATTGTATATATAAAATGACAACTGAAGAACCTCTCAAAGGAATATATCTTGGCAACCGTGGAAATGAATTCAAAAGACTTGTCGAAAGTCTTTTGAAGAAAGGAAATTTATCTCAGAACTATATCGACATCCTTACTTGTCCGGAAAGTATGGAGATGTATGCGGCTGCTTTTACTTCTGAACAGGTCGACGAAATCAACAACTATCAAGTGTATGAACAACTTGGCGATCTTACAGGAAACAAGTTTATTGTTTGGTATATTTATAAGCGATTCCCTCAATTAAAATGCGCTGAAGGCGTAAAAGTGGCTGCTCGATTAAGAATCAATCTTGGTTCTAAAAATTCATTCTCTTCGATTGCTGATAAATTCGGTTTCTGGGAATTTATTAGCGCACCTAATGAATTACGTCAACGTAAAAGAAAGCCGCTTCTCGAAGATGTATTTGAAGCCTTTTTAGGTGTAACAGAAACGATTCTGGATGAATGTATCAAGATTGGTGCCGGATATTCATGTATCTATGAAATATTATCTTCCATTTTTGACGAAATCCCTATTTCACTCAATTACGAAGATTTATACGATGCCAAAACTCGTTTAAAGGAATTGTTTGATATCTTTTCAGATAGAGTAGGTGTTTTGAAATACGAAGAGAAGCGAGATGATTTACTGTGTTCAGTCTCTATTTACAGATTGGAAGGGGGTAAATATGAAACCAAACCTGATGGTACTGTAAACCAGTCATCTATCACTGGTAGATATGTAAAAAAACTAATTGGACAGGGTACTGCTGCTCTAAAACCGGACGCCGAACAGGTAGCAGCTAGTAATGCATTAAAACATATGGCAGAGAACGGATATGTAAAACAAATCCCTTCAATTTATTCTAAATTCAATAAAAACGAATCCACACCCACAGAAAAAAGCGATATCCTTAAAATTATCAAGTGCGAAAACAAGATCAATGACCAATTTTTTACTCGTGGCAAGAGTAAATATCAAGGAAAGTATACATCTACTATACTTAATAATTACTGTAGAAAACGCGATTGGAGTGGTATTAAGCACTGTATGATAATGGGAGCAGATCCAAACATTACCGACAGTGAGGGAATGACGTGTTGTGATATGCTACTCATTGGTGATACAATCAAGACAATGATGATTAGAGCGATTGAATTTATGACTAAAAGCGCAGGATACAAACTAAAGGTTCATAAAAATATATGGGATATGTATGGTGTTAATTATACAGACATTGAAAAATATATTTGTGTAATCGAACAAGTGTAAACCTAATAAATTGATTTTTTATGTTAACTCTACGGGCAAAATTATCCTTACTATTAATATTATTACTATGTTCACCATTACCAAGATTGTTAATCCTCGTACAGGCCGTGCTATTGATATCGGCGGTCCGACATATGAAAAACTAACCTCTAAAGAGATAGATATGGGTATCAAGTTATGGAGACAAAGAGAGAGACAAACAGAAGAGAAAAAGAAGAATGATCAAATCATTAACCCTCGGTCTGGTCGTCCTATCAGAATCAATGGTCCCGTATACAAGAAGCTGACTCGTCAAGAAAAAGAGGAGGGTGTCAAGTTATGGAATGAGAGAGATAAAAAGGAAATGAGGAACTCGGAAGAGAAAGGCGAATGTCCAATCTGTACAATTGAAAAAACAGTGTGTGTGACAAATTGCTGTAGGCAACACATGTGTAAAGATTGTTACATCTCATCTATCTCACATGATTGTCCTTTCTGTCGCGGCAAAGACCCTATCTATTTGTCGGCCATAGAAAATGGCGAAAAGATTCGTAAGACGGCCGTCTTACGAATGAATGCCCATGTGATAAATGACAATGTGATAAATGACAATGAATTTGAAAATTTATACAGAATGATTACATTTGGCTATATCTAACTTGTACGACTCGTTGTAACATTTTATGTAATTAGAATAAATCGTCTTTTCAATAAAAACTCGTTTTATAATAAATGTTTACGTTGGAGAAAAAAACGCGAGATATGATACTTGCTATATTGATATTTACTCTATATTTCTTGAGTATTAGACTGAGAGAATTTGTTGTTAAAAGAATAGATAGTTCTGTAAATATGACTGTAGTGGTAGACTCTCTTTTTGCGATTGTTTATACTGCTATCTTGATAGGTTTATACTATTTGGTGAATCGCACGGGCTCAGAACCATTCTGGGATGTGACTCCTGCTGCAAAATGTAAAGGAGGTGCGTATTTCTGGCAAGGTGATTCCCCTAATTCTCAAATGTGCCGTGCTTTGGCTAATACACCTGAAGGTGAGTTAGAAATATCAGGTTACAATTGTGCCAAAGGCGAGATTGGTCAGCCAGGTGCTGGTTTCGTTTATACACATCAATCAGGTGATAATTGGACTAACGAACAATGTAATGGTTTATAAATTTTAAATAAAAATTTATAAAAATGTCTTGTAGATCATTGTCTGCTTCTATAAGTTATCTAGCGAGGTATCTTTTAAATACAAAGGTTAAAAAGTGATATCAAATAAAACGAGACATACCATTTATAAAAACGATGATATTGTTAGTCGATTAAGGGTTATTTCTTTTTAAATTCACAAGGTAAACGTATATATCTCCCTAAAAGAGTTCAATTTCTTTTTTATTGTGAAAATAACATATGCCAAGGATTTGAATTATTTCCATTATCAAATGAAAATTATTATAACCAGATGAAAACATGCGGTGCTATACTTAATGCTACTATGAATTTATTCATTACAGATATATATACAGTAGCAAGAATGTTGAAAACTTTTAGTAATGGTAAATATCCTTATAATATTATACATTACGGTGGAAATGACCATACAATTAACATAGGTAGAATATTAACTAGATTAGGTGCTGTGAAAACATCCTTCGATGTTTTCGAAATGGGCAACAAAGGTATTGTCGATATAAAAAGATTTAAACGCTAAATTATATAAAATTTTATTTTATATAACATAATTTATTCATCTTCGATATCAGACAACTCTTCTTCCTGAGTGTCTTTCTCTAGCCATAAGCGATTTACCTCTGCTTGGACTTTTTGATTCGACCATTTAGGATTGATCTTTTTAACCTGTCTAGTCATATTTTCAAAGAAAGATGCTTTGACATCTGCGGGTTTTTGTTCGTTAGGTTGCTCGCCTGTGAGATCTTCTTTGGTCTCTGTTTTAGTAGACTGTGTATAACGACTCTTTTCTTCGACAGATAGTTCTTTCCATTGCTTGGCAAGGAGAGAAGTGATTTGAGCACCTGAAAACCCAGGATTTTGTGCTTTGATTTGAGTTCGATTCTCTTGGCAAAACAACATATAAGAAGATAGGGGACGTTTAGGTGTAACCTTCTTATTTGACTTTTCATGCTTGTCTTCCGGAGCGTATTCTTTCATTTCACGCTGATAACGTTCCTTATCCTTTTGAGAAATTTCTTCGTAACGTTTCTTATCCCCTTCTGACAGTGATTTCCAAAGCTGACCAAAGTGTTTGGTCATTTCGGTAGCTGATAGTGAACTATTTTCACGTTTCAGCTTTTCACGTTGTTCGTTACAAAAGATAATGTAGCTAGTGTTCCATTTCTTAGGGGCATTAGGGTCTTTTTTAGTTCTCTTTTGAACCTTGAGAAATTTAACAAATTCACTCTTTTTGCTTTTAATATTAGTCATAATACTACGCGATTGCGATTCAGGAAGAGAGCTGGTAATAATATCACTCATGACACTTTCAAATTGTTCCCAAGACATTTTATTTACTAATAAAAGCTACTTCTATAAGCCGTTTTAATATTACTAGTAATATTATCAATATCGCGATTAAATAGATAAGAATTTTATGATCATCATTTGTCTCTGAGCCTAAATAATTCTCCTTACTCTCTGTCAATTTACAATTTTTAACAGGTATCCCCCTTTTAAAATCACAATTCTTATTCCCCCCTTCTCTATCTTTCAAAACACATAAACCTAACGTGGGTTTATTGTTGTCAGGAGTTTGCCAACAACATGAATGACTTTGTGGACATTTATCATCTGAACATTTACCGCCAAGACAGCAATTAATCTCTGGTTTATGAATACAATCCATTTTATTAATAACAATAAATGTTTACGTGTTGTAGATATTATTACAATATATTTATGGAAATGCTACTTGGAGATATCGAGGACACTTCGTATACAAGACCTTATGGAGCTGTCGCTTATGGTGTGTATCCGTATGATGCTTTCAATAGAACGTACCCTTCTCGTTCAACGCGATGTGATATAACCTATAACAATGATAACAATATATACTTACCTGTTCGTACTTCACATACAGTTCCTTCGTATACCAATCAATTGTCTATATCAAGTAAAGCACTTACCGATTACGAGAATAAAGCCGAAGAAGATTTCTGTGTAATACCAGATATCGAAGCTTCATATATCACATCTTCAGATTCGGACAGTGAGGACATTGAGTTTGATAAAAAGGTATAGAGAAGATAGTGTTCATATAATAATACCTTTAATGTAGGACGTTGCATTAGTTTTACACTTTTAACGGCAACATTCTTATACGTTTCTTTAATTTTGATAGCGGCATCTCTATCAAACTTTGAATCGCCAAATGTAAAAAGCGTATGACTCTCTTTATTTTTAAAAAACGGCTTCAGTACCTTTTTAAATGCTCTTGTTTTCCATCTGGATTGATCGTCTTTCTTCAAGTCTGGAATACTGTCAATTGTAGAATAGACACGTTGTATAAACATTTTTAAATATTCTGACTTGGATAGATAACGCTGTAAACACAGTTCGACCCAAGAAGTAGTAGCATTAGTAACAATAATAATCTCTCCCATTTGAGCTGCCTTGAGTAGAAGAGCGTCAATACTTACAGTCAATTCAAGACTTTCAGTAGGTTCATTCTCAAAGGCGCTAGTGGCAAAGAGAGTATCGTCGAAATCAAAGATAGTAATAATCATTTTATAGATAAATTTCCGTTATTTAACACATATAAAAATCAATTTAAACATTATTATAATATCCAAGTCAAACCTGGATGGATATACTCTGAAGCATAAACGGTTCCCGCTACCAAATTACCTGAACGTTCAGCCTTTCTATTTTGTAGCTCTGGATCATAGCATTCGTCTCCTCCTTGTCTATAAATATAGAGGAGCAGCCAATAAAGCAAGATAAAAAATAACATTATTTATAAATGAGTGAGAAAAAAATAATTAAAATCCCACCAAGTCGAGCTAATATCAAAGTTAAGGGTCCTTTAGAAACAGTTAAAGAGGTAAATTTAAAAATATTCAAAGATGGTTTATCAGATGTTGATATAGCTCCTATAGATTGGAGATTAAGAACAACGTTATCACGTGTTCTTAATCAAGGTGATTGTGGTAATTGTTGGGCAATGTCCACTACTGCCGTTCTAGCCGATCGGTTCATTATTGGTAAAAGTCTCAAAAATTTAACTCTTAATCCTATTTTTCTAACTCAATGTTTTGAATGTGACAAGATACGAAAAGAAATACTATGTAATTATACATCTACACCAGGAGAACCTGATGTATTGGTGTTAAATTCAGGTTGTAACGGTGGAATACCTTACTTGGCGGGTAAGTTTTTAGAAGTGATAGGGATACCTAATTGTGGTAAATGGGAAGATTTCTGTCAAGTGAACTCAACATGTTCTATTTTATCCGAATGTAATACATTTAATTGCGACAATACTACAACATATAAAGTTAAATTAAATAGTACAAGTAACTTGACAGCGGAAGATAAGGTATACGATTCAAGTAAGAATATAACAGTTAGAAAAATAAATAGCGGTAGTACAATTTTAAATATAAAAAGAGCATTGACAAGAGGTCCTGTAATAGCATCCTTCTTTATAGCACCTGATTTTGCAGCTTCCATGTATGGATATAAATGGAAAAAAACAAACGGTGTTTATATAAATGGTGAATATGAAGATGAACTCAATCAATCTTTTTCGCAATATAAAGATTATGTTGGTCTAAAGGATAAATGGGGTGATGTGGATGAAAATTCAGGGCATGCCGTTTGTATAATAGGTTGGGGAATCGAAAACATAAATAACAAACAAATCCCTTATTGGATTGTAAGAAATTCTTGGGGTGTTGATTGGGTAGATGGTGGTTTTTGTAAATTTGGAATGAATAATAACGGCGAGAGAAATAACAAGGTAGGATTGGATATACCTATATCCAAATATACCGATAAAGTGTCTGTGGAATTTTATGGTGGGTGTACCAGTATTGAAGCGGATATTACAGGCGGTGCTCCTTTCGGTACGATATTCCCTCTTGATATAGATATTGATTATACTCAAAAAACGATTTTAAATTTTTTAAATCATAAAACCTTTCGATATATAGCATTATATGTATGTTTGTTTGTTCTACTATCACTAATTCTTTTCCGAAAATAATTTGTTGGCTCTTCTAATACTATAAATTGAAAGTATATTTAGGGTAGGTAATATAATGACGCTTCTTAGTGTATAAGACGGAATAAAATGAAGTATAGCAATTCCTGTTAGCATTCCAACAGTTGAAGATAGAGTATTTATAGCAGCCATTTTAGAATAAAATTCTCCAATATGTTCAGAAGAAAGTCGTTGGAGATTACTCGCATTTACAGCACCACAAGAGATAAAAGCAATATTTTTAATTATACTAGATGATCCAAGAAATGGCAAAACTAATTCTTTATTTGTAATCATTGGTGATATGTTTTCAAGAAAAAGGGCTGTCTGTTGTAATGCTTCACCCTTAGTTACATATTTCAAAGGTTCTTTATCAGCCTGCTTACCAGTTTTATGAGCATACAACAATCCTCCCAATTGTCCAATTATATCTTTACCTACATAAGTAGTGGCAATAACAGATGTATAAGAAGGAGTTATCATAATACTATTTAACATACTATTAGCAGAAATAACATAAGATACGCTATTTGCCCATGTATTAATTGCCATCCATTGAATATATTTAGCTCTAATAGAGAGAGACATGTTTGGTATAATCTGTTTCTTAGTATATATTATTATTCATTTTAAATACTAACCATTCTAATTTCTTAATAAGCCATGATAATTTGTATTATGTCAAAATATAGAAAACGATTTAAAAGTATTCTACTTATAAAGTCTCTTCGTTTGAGATATTTTTTGGACATAGCTTGTGTCTTTTTTAAAAGAGCTATAGATTTATGTGGTTTCTCAATCCACTGACATCTGTTTGATACAATTAAACAACTAACATTAATCTTGTATAAATGATTACAATCGTCGCATAGTAAAAGTCTTAATCTTTGAAGTTCGGGAATGTATTCAATGGGCGTATTTCTACAGTCAAGACAAACCAGTTTAGGCAACTCTCCTATATTTGTCACAGCTGAATATTCACATGTTAAATCGAATAATTCTGGCAAGTTAAATATTTGTTTTATTTGAGTTTTGATACATGTCAGTTTCCTTAATTTTGGTAGCATAGGGATATTTTTAATTTTTGTATTAGAACAATGTAGTATTTCTAGGTTGGGGAGAAATGGAATTTCTGTTATATTAGTATAACCACAGTAGAGATATTTTATACCTTTCAAAGGTGGAATTTTCTTTACGAATTTACAGTTATTACAATTTATCATAGTTGTATTTTGGTCATAATTTCCAGAGCAAACGATACACATTTTTATTTTTCATGTATGAAAAATAAAACATAAATCAATTCTATTTATCTACGTTTAGGTTTAGGTTTGTAACCTATCTCTTTGTGCCTTTGCCCTGCTGGCAAGAAACTTAATATGTTTTCAAATGCATCTTTTGGTATTTTTCCTACAGGAGCCTTCTCTTCAGAAAACATTTCTTCTAAACTTTTAACAGTCTTTGCATCCTTTCTAGTGAGACGTCGTACAACTAGAGATCTCATTTTTTCAATAAATCTTTTATCTAAAAGTAGACACCCGTCATACTGATCGATGGGTACATCCGACTGTCTTAAAAATCTACAATTGCTGGCTACAATTGTTGGCGGAACCGCTCCAAAATTGTTGTTAAATTGTACAATCAGAGAAGCCGTGCAATTTAAATATCTTAATGATGGAAGACGTTCAAGACGTCTTACCAAAGTATTTTCACAGTATAAATCGGTTAAAGCATTAAGAGAGGGAATGATTTGAACAGGTGAGTCTGAAACATCTAAAGTACGTAACGTTGGGCAATTAGGTACGCGCTGAAGTCCTGTATCTGTACAAGTTATTTCAACTATCACAGGAAAATTTGGGAGCTCTTGTATATAAGGACAATGACGAACCATTAAAGACTGTAGAGAAGGTTGTTGTGCGATATTGGCTACTAACGAATGAGTTAATATAAGTGCACCTAGTAAGTCAAAAGTAGGAATTTCGTTTATCTTGTCGTTATTAGAAATCTGTAATCCTGTAATATTAGGATAACGTTCAGGATCTAAGAGTTCTACTTCTGGACAACATTCCAAAAATCTAGTATCATGATCTACATATTCCGAGTCGCGGGTTTTATCATCACAAATTAAACACATTTTATTATAGTAATTATTTTTTTTTAAACAGTTACTGGATCTGTATAATTTGGATCGTATCTCTGATTGTGGAAGTCCCAATAATCCTCGCATCCGAATCTAAAATCTTCAGGTGGTGGTTTAGCCTTGTACCAGAAAACACATTCACGCCAATCATTAGATTTGGTTGTGTTGTGAATGTATAGTGCAGTGTAATCGTTAGTAATCTGGTCTAGAATGTCGCAAAATAGCTTAAAATCAGGGATAATCGAAGCATAGTTTTCATACATAACTTTACGGTTACGCATATTCGGTTCTCTCAGAATAAACACACCGTCGACATTTGTTCGGATAACAGGTCTTACATCCATACCGTATTGAAGTGAAAGAATATACCACATTTTCCAATGTCTACCACGTTTATACATGCCATTTTGTAGCGGTTTTCTAAAGAGAGAAGGGTCGTCGGTACAATCATCAAGAATAATAATAGCCCAAGGATTTTCCAGATGGTCTTTGGCAATCTTTTGTCGTTTAATAAAACTTTCTACTTTAGATTCGTCATAGTTGTTGTAAACAAAAGTACTTGGAATAATTGTTCTATAGAAATGATTAGAATCTTCTGTTCCAGACATTGCTATTGCTACTGGAAAGATGTGTTTCTTTGCGTAAAGCAGAGACGATATAAGTGTCGTTTTTCCAGTGTTTCGGACTACATCAAATGACCCTAGAAGAAATTTATGGTCACCATCTATAGTAAAACCATAATAGTCTCCTTCACCTAGAGATTCAATTCGAAAAGTTTGGAGAAGCGTCATGCTCTTAGTAAAATTGTGAACTGGAAAAGTTCTACATTCTAATGCCGACAACTTACCATATATATTAACTGTAAAAGATAAATTTTCCTCTTTATGTTTATATGCTATAAATCCAAGAGAACGCGCTAAATAAACTACATCATCAACAAACCTTTCATGTCCTTCAAAATCTAAACAAATATGACTAGATTCAAGATTTGGATTATCTTCTTCATAACCGATCGCGTCGATAATACCAGCCAAAACTTCCATTCTGACAAGTCTGCTATTATGTAGATAACTTTCAGGAATTCTATACATTGAAAATAACCCTTCCTTGTTTTTAATCCAATCAAAATATTCCTTGGTTTCTATCATATCGTTAACAAATCTGCGAACCTCTTCATCTTTATCCTTATCGCAAGACATAATTTCAACCCCCTCTACTAAAACACGACCTAACACATAAGGGTCTAAAGATACACGTTTAGGTTCAAACATTATTGGAACTTTAAAAATTCGCCAATCATGTTTTTGCGCGATCATTGTGGAAAGATATTCGTCTACAGCGATTTCAAGCATATCACTATCTTCACCGCTCTTTAATACAAGTTTATGTTTAAGATTTACGATATAAGGTTCGCCCATATGTGGAATGATTTTAAACATTGCATCTCTATTTCTGCATAGTTCTAACACAGTTCTAGGTGTGGAATCAAGACCCATAACTTTTTCTCCAACCTGAACATCTTCAACCGGTTTAATACTGCCATCGGCCATCATTACAGGAGTCCCTTTTGCGAAACAACCAGGCTTACCACAAACAATAATTTTACTTCCACCATATTCAGGACGTTTATGATCAGCTGTAGTTGGAGGAATAATATCAAGATTTAACTCTCTAATGTTAATAACTTCGGTGTTTGCGTTACTCATTTTAAAATTAATCTATTAATTTTAAATCAAAAATACCAGAGTTCTGTTTTGTTTATACATCTTCTTCTATAGCTAATATTCTTTAGCATACGCTCATCCCCCATGTTAAACGTGTCTCGTTCTTCATAATCTATACAGCTTCTTTCGAATGTTGATTTTCACTCATTTTTAGAAAACACAATTTATTGTTATTATATAAGTGGTTACAAGAAAGTGGTTACAAGAAAGTGGTTACAAGAAAGTGGTTACAAGAAAGTGATTAGTCGACAATATTAATCTCTTCTTCGTCATTGTATACAACAGTGTCTTCGTCTTCAAGAGTTGATTGCTGTGTGTCATTATCATCAACTTGAGTTGCGTCAAGCGATGATTCCTGTGTATACATCTTTTTCTTGCTTTTTACAACAGAAATAGAAGAATCAACTGTAATAGGGATGTCAATCTCGATAGACTTACTCTTCTTAGACTTGACATCCTCTAGAACCTTTTTAGATTTCTTAGACTTGATCTCTTGTTCCTCGTCCTCTTCAGTATCCTCTTCCTCTATAACCTTTTTAGATTTCTTAGATTTCTTAGACTTGATCTTGGTTTCTTCTTCATTATCCTCTTCCTCTAGAACCTTTTTAGATTTTTTAGATTTCTTAGACTTGATCTCTTGTTCCTCGTCCTCTTCAGTATCCTCTTCCTCTAGAACCTTTTTAGATTTCTTAGATTTCTTAGACTTGATCTTGGTTTCTTCTTCATTATCCTCTTCATCTTGTGTATCTTCGTTATCGGTGTCTTTTTTAGACACACGCGTTCTTCTCTTCTTTGGCTGGTTAACATCGAGTGACTTGAGTTCTTCGTCACTTGGACGAACATAATCTTTCATAGCCTCCAGATATTCTTCCTTGAGCTTATCGGCCTTCTTTTGATATTTACTCTTGGTTTTATCAGACAGTTGCTTCCAAGTAGTTCCGAGCTCTCTAGTCACATCGGAAGGTTTCATTTCTGGATTAGCCTCCTTGATTTTATCTCTACTGTCTTGGCAGTAGAGAATAAATGCTGATAGAGGTCTTTTAGGGGCATCGGGATCCTTCAGCTTCTTACCTTTGGGCTTGTTTACTTCGAGTCCCAAAAGTTCTTCGTCGCTCGGACGTTTATACTCTTTCATTTTTTGTTCGTACATGGCCTTGATATTTGAGGCCTTGGTAGTGTATCTACCCTTGGTGTTTGGAGTGCAAGCCTTCCAGCACACGCCAAGCCTCTTGGTCACATCGGTTGGTTTTAATGAAGGGTTGGACTCTTTGATTTCACTTCTCTTGTCTTGACAATAGAGAATGTAGGCGGACAACTTCTTCGGGGCATTGGGATCCTTGAGCTTCTTTACTCTTGACGCCTTGGAAAGGACATCGGCGAGTTCTTTCTGGGTCTTCTCATCGTTGAAGCGCTCAATAAGTTCAGAAGAGTTCTCAGCTTGAGACAAGAACTCAATAATAAAAGCGTTGACAGACTTAATCATATTCATGTTGATGTTATCGTTAGACATATATAAGATGTTTTTCAGGATAAAAGTTTATATAAAAAATCAATTTTACCCTGCAAGTATCAATTTTTATTTTATAAACTACAAAGATACAAACAAATGGATAATCATTCAGACTATAATAACTTGATTGATATGAAACAGGAACAACTTGAGAACGTGATATTAGATCACGAGAATGATATGAAGAGGATTAAAGATGAGATTGTGGAATGTTACGAACTCGCGCAGCCGCATCTATTGAAGATGCGAGTATTGAAGCAACAATTAAAAAAGATTGAAGAGAAACTAGAAGCCGCTAAAACATTCTTATCACTTGAAAAAAATGGCAGCCTTGTCTCTACAATTGAACTAATTAACGAGGTCACTTCTGAACAGTCAAAACTCGTACACTCTCTATCTGCGCAATTACCAATTGCTACAGAATATAAACCTATCCCCAAGACGACTGTTGTTAAAAAGGATCTCCCTAAAAGGGAGCAAGATCTCCCTAAAAGGGAGCAAGATCTCCCTAAAAGGGAGCAAGATCTCCCTAAAAGGGAGCAAGA